AGATATGCACAATATAAACTAAATGAATAGTGCAAGGATATATAAAACTACATCGTAAAATTTTAGACAATGGCGTATTTGCAGATGCAGAATTATTAAAGGTTTTTGTCTGGTGCATACTAAAAGCTAATACTACACCTAATGTAGTATTTGGTAGAAAAGTAGATGTAGGAGAATTTATTACAGGTAGAATTAGCGCAAGCGAAGAATTACACATAAAGCCATCAACGATATACAAGCGCTTACAAAAACTAAAACAACAAGGTTACATAGATTTACGCAGTTGTACAAAAAATACGCTTATTACTGTTATAAATTATAAATCTTACCAATTAGATACTAAGCCTACAAAAAAACGAGATTTGCAAAAAGCTACATATAAGTTTATAGAAGAAACTAGCAACTTTTTTGAGTTATATAGTGTAGATATGTTAGAGGCATTTACAGATTATTGGACTGAGCCAAATAGAAGTAAAACTAAATTAAGATACGAAATGCAAAAAACATTTGACATAGGGCGCAGGCTAAAGACTTGGAGTAAAAATGAGAGTAAATTTGCGAAAACCAAAACACATAAAGTAAATTTAATTGATACTTGGGAACAAATAAGAAATGAAATTAAAGAATAATAATAAATTTGTTACATGTTCCGCCTATTTTTTAGTAATGGGTTATGAGTATGAATATAAAAAAGATAGGGCAAGAATGTTAGATAGAGAAAGAAGTAAAAAGTATTATAGAAAAAAAAATGAGAATATACGATAGATTGCAAGCAGGTGAAACAAACAAATTAAAAATAGAATGTTTAGATTTAATTGGTGTGTGTTATGCGTCACTTGGGCAAAAGCCAGACAAGGAACAAATGAAAGGTATGGCACAATTATTTTACAATGACATTATAAATTATCATACTAATTTAACAATGCAAGAAATAGCATT